GCCTCACCCAGAGAATAAGTTATATACGGCTTAAACTCCGGGGATATTTCTGTTTTGGTCTGCTGTTGACCACCGCCACCACCACCCATATTACACCTCGCATATCCATTTTCGAGGGCGGAAACCGTATGCTTTAGCCCTACGTTCCCAGCCCGGTCTATGGCTAGAAAATGTCAAGTATTTAACATTCGCATCCCTAGCCATACTTTTGATAAATTGTAAACCTTTTTCAACCACTTGATAATCATTTTCTAACGTCCAAGCAGCCCAAACATGGAGTTCTTGCCCCATTGGCTGAAGGATAAAGAAGCCATAAAAATGGTTATTCTTGAGGACTACCCAGAGCATCGCCTTCTGATTAAAACAGTCCGTGTACACATCTTCGACTATCCAATTTTCAGGACTTTTAGTTTTAATCTTTTCCAAACCGGGCCTAATAGAAGCCCACCACTTACGAAGGTCATCGACCGGGATGTATTTAAATTCTGTCATCCCACAACTATATACATAAAATCGCACACATGGGCGTTACTGGCATGGTTGATCACCGCAGAACCTTGTGATCGAGTGCCCACCCATAACTTCGCCATTTCCTGAGCGGCTTTGTCATTCATTGGGGTAAAAATGATTGCCGAATCGTAACCTATCCGCTCATCAAAGAGAGTCGTGGTCGTTGTGCTGGTTCCAGTAGTGAAATACCCACTGTTATTCGTCCTGCCGTCCATAATTCCACGGACANCCTCAGCAACTTGACGTTGATCGCCTCCAAATGGCGGTAAAGTCCGAAACTGTACGGTTTTCGTGGTCATCGGTTACCCTGCTTAACGACTTCTACCTCTAGGCCAAAGACTGTCTCCCAGTTTGCACCTGTCGGAGTCAATCTAAGTCTGTGATACTCACCATTAGACCGCAAGCTTATGCGGTTTTCAGCGTCTGCCGGCACATCTGAGCCAAATTCCACTTGCTCTTGCAGATTATCGCGGCTTGCAACTGCTACCGAAGCACTGCCTTTGTCTACAATTGGCTTAGCCAGTATTACAGTCGAGCGCCCAATATCAATATCACCCGTTGTAACGTTAGCTGTCTTAGGTTGCCCTGAAAATGTAATGATCTTTTGGTCAGCAACACCAGCAAACAGTAGTTGCCCACCCGCAAACACTCGAGAATCCAGCGGAATATCAAGCGCATCAATGCTTGCACTGTAATCGTCGAGCTGTTCCAAAGTCGCAGATGGCGTTAGCACATAAGCAATGCTGTTTGCAGTCGTCTCTGCATAAGACCATTTAGCTAAATCAATGGAATACATCAGCAGATTCTTTCCGCCAAACGTATTATTAAATTTCCAAATGACTAACTTGCGGATTGGGTCAACCGTAGCACTCATTCCCGTGAAAATCTCGTTAGGAATGGCATTATCAAAGAACCAGCGATTGACCTTTTCAACGCCGATTGCTTTAGTTGATTGACCGTCGCAAGCATAGAATCCATCGTCAGCAAGGAAATAGGTCAACCCACCGTACTGAGCAATAGATCCGTTAGAAATACAGCCTAAAGACCGGGAAATAGCGTCAAACTGGAAAAAAAGCGGGGAGCCTGTATAGCTCATCCGATATATGGCGCGTTCTAAGAAGATCAGCCCATATTCGCCACCCGCTAAACCTGTAATATCACCGCCATCAGGCAATAACTGAAAGTCTGATTGAGATGCAGCACCGGGAGTCCAATCTGTCTCATCGTTAATGTCAGACCAATACACTTTGTTAGCGTCGGTTCCATCATTAGCAGCGACCACAAAGTCCCTAACGACCGTCACAAACTTAGCCGTAGGTGCAGCAGTAGACAATTCAGTTACGTAAGTGGAAACATTAATCTCGTAAGACTGCAATTTATCCTGACCATTAGCCAGAATCATCTTGCTACCGAACTGGGTTACGTCCCAGCCCTCTACCGTCGTGTATCCAGTAGTCGTTAAGGCATCCAGCGTAGCGTCATTAGAATCAAACTTGTAAATCTGAGTAGCACTAGCCGCAAATAGGTTCGTAGCACCACCAAACTTACCAGCAAAGGTAATCAGTAATTCCGCACCAGCAGCATCAGAGTAATCAGCCTCACTAGGGAATGAAGCATAACCGTTAGCAACCGGATAACAGTTCTTGGCGTCTGTCACCGCACCTGTTACGCCGGGTTGATCTGGGAGCCATTCACCAAACGCTATTTTCTGCATTACTGCCTCGACCAAGGGTTAGAACCAGCACTCTGCTGCGTCCATGTGTTAGAACCACTCTCAATAGGTGCCCAAGTGTCTGATCCACTTACTACCGCAGACCATATATCGCCACCTATCGTAACGTTATCCCAGCTATCCGTTTGAGGAACAACATCAGACCATTCCTCACCGATTATTCCACCTGTTGCAGAGCATACCGTTACGGCTTGAATAGAGGCGTTTCCAGCCCATATCGCACTAGGGTAGGCAGATAAACTAGCCAGTGCATTAATCGCCGCAAAACCCTCGTAAACCACGCCACCAATAGCTGTGACTGTAGATACACCGTTGATACTGCCAGCACCAAACCGAACTCTGCTTGCTGACGCTAATACTGTTGCTAATCCTGTAACGCTTGCATCGCCAAACTGAATCCTTGTGCCATTAGCCGTAACTGTTGCTAATGCATTAACGCTTCCTGTTGCGGATTGTACTCTTGAACCAAATGCGGAAACAGTGGCTACTGCCGTTACAGACGCACTCCCGAACTCAAGGATTGCATCGCCTTCAGCATAGCCATAATCCCAATAATCATAGAGTACGTATTGAAGGCTCATTATTAAATTATTGTATTTGTTGTTCTAATACTTCCTCAGTCATAGACTGTTCTTCAATTTCTGCATCTTTTCTTGTTTGCCAAGCATCTAACGCTGATTGAAATTCAGCTAAAGAAATGATGTTCCGATTTTCAACCATTTTGCGTGTTACTGGGTTTCGCACTTCAACCTCACCATCTTCGCCATTCCATTGCACTGCATGAACAGACGCATCAACAGCAGATAAATCTAACCCACTGTAGCCAACGCCATCAATAGAAACAAATCCATCATCTAAGATGATCGTAACCCTCATGTCAAACTCCTGATGTTTGCGGCTTGCAACAAAACCTGCGTGCTTTTTTCGTTAGCTTTTGCCATTTCGTTTCTAAATGACTCAACCGCAGCCCCGGTTTGTCTTTGCTGTTGACTATTCTCAATCATAAGCATAGGCATCCACGCAATAGCACATGCCCATTCATCGACTTCTTTTCCTGTGTTTGGATTCGTGCCGCGCACTTGAGTAAACCAAGAGCATTTAAGTTGGATACAATCCTCTTTAATCAGAGGGCAAAAAGTTCCGGGTTTTATCTGCATATATTATTTAAAAAATAGTTGTAGGGATGTACGTAACGGGGCTTGTATATTTGGCATAACGGTTGTATGTTGAACAGGAGTATTTATTAAGACTGCTTTATTAAACTCTGGATATATTGCTTTTATTTCTCCGCTGCTTTCTTCTTTATATAGTAAACATCCTGCCCAGTCTAAATCCCAGACTTCATTTAAATACACAGTTACTGCGAGTTTGTGCCCTAAATCACTATGCCACGGTATAAAACTATACCTTCCTCCTAACGTGTATTTACAGCGCATTTCATACTTCAAAATATTAAACGTGGGAAACGTGGCATCAATAGCGTGACGTATTTCTTCCACCAAGTTATCTTCAAGACTAATTAAATATATGGGACCACTCACACCAATGACATTTTCTTCCCACAAAGTATGGTTAGTTTGTACTTGACTCTGTGTTTTTGCGTAAGAAACAACTCGCGCAATTAACTCAGTAGGTATCGCGTTGTACGCCACACACACCTTATCCACATCTATACTCATTAGTCTTTACTCGCAATAATTAAGTCAACATAAGAAACATCAAGGTTAATTGCTGTGCCACTAAATGAGTGATTGTGTGAACTTCCGCCACCTTGAGGCGCTACTGTTCTTGTTCCATCAAAACCAGGATTTATAATATAGTTATAATCAGCAACAGGTGTTCCTAGATTCGGTCCCTCACCATCAACAAACCTTGAAGCAGTGTGATTATGGCTTGGTATTTGAGATATAGACAGTGTTGTACTACCAACTGTACCCGCAACTGCCTTAGATGCAAATGCCGTGGTAAACGCAACAGAGCCTCCAGAGCTTGCAGTTCCTGACACCACACGTAATGCTTTGTTGTCATGCGTAGTTTGTTTTGTCCAACCTGTAGGAGCAGAAGTTTGCTGGAACAACATCAGTGTCCCAGACGGAAATCCACCAGCAGCTAAAGAACTTTCCCAAGTCGTACCATTTGACGTTAAAACATTTCCAGTTGTACCAGGAGCTACAAACTGAACGGTAGATGTGCCATTACCAAGAATTACATTATTTTGCGTTAAACTGCTTGTGCCAGTTCCACCGTCAGCAACAGCTAAATCTGTAATTCCTGTAATTGATCCTCCAGTAATTGTCGCACTACTAATATTTGCATTGGTGTAAGTCGCAGTTGTTCCGGTAATGCTTGTTACGGTCAGGCTTGAAACAGTATTACCAGATTGAATCTTGTCTGTGTTTAAATTGACAAAGTTTGCGTCTACCTCGTTATGAGTAAGCGCACTGCCTTTGCCAGCCCGTGTAACGATAGTAGACATTTAATCCCCTTAGCTCAGGTTCACAGACAATGAACCAATAGCAATCTTAAAGATGTCACCTGTATCAATCATCTTAGAAATATCCAACGCTGTGTGATACATCAGATTACCGCTAGTAGAGGCATCCATGATCCCGATATGAGAGACCGTTCCCCATGACGAAGTACACTGAGGAAACTCAATGGCAGCATCGTTAAGAGCAGTGCCATTACTAGGCGCTCCGAAACTAGCAGCAGTCCGAGCATACGAACCACCAGATACTTCAGTTCCGGTATTAGCATCAGTCGGATCACTTGTATAAAGAGCAACAAAGGTTGTAGTTGGACTTGTGTAGCCTGTATTACGCAACGTGGCGTTAATCAGAGCGTTCTCAAGATAATTTGACATCTCTGCCATGATTTACCTCACGTTATAAGACATAGACATAGGCTGACCACCGTACTCACTAGACTGGTCAGAGTTATTGATAGCCGTGATTGAACGGTCATACAGAGCAGCCCAAGTCTGGAGCCTTGCATCGTTCATCAGATACGGTTCAGCCTCGCCTAGAGCCGCATAGAGCAGCGCATCAGGACAGTTAGCTAAGAACACGTTACTAGCGTTAGAGTCGCTCAGAAGGGCTGGTTTAGCGTAATAGAGCATCTGCAATGTATACGCAGCGTCAGGGATAGGAGCTAACTGAAACTCAGCAGCCAAGACCGTGTAGTCAGTAGGCTTGCCAGACTGAGTAGACTTACCAGACGAGTAGAAGGCATTAGGAGCCTTGTAAGACAATTGCACTACAGGATTCAGATTAACGTGAATATCACGCATCTCCAAGAAGTCAGTAGGCAATCCAACCGTTGAATCACCGCCCGTTGTATCTGCTGTAGCTACAACCAGCATCTGACGAATCCTCAAGTCCCGGCGTAGTCTTTCCTCAGCCAACCGGATAAAGTCAGGGATTACTGCCGTTAGATCATTACGAGCCAGATAGCTTGCAACCGTAGACTTCAGTTCCGAATATGAGCTTAAAGCCATATCTATTCCCCGTTATTGTGCCTCTCAACAGCACCTTCCTCTACATCATCCCATCGATACTCATACGTACCAATGTGACCAATATGCTTAGACAAGCTGTGGTCTACATACGTCTGGAATCCGTTATCAAGAGCCTTGATGCAGAAATGCACATCCTCACCAATGATGCCCTTAGAACCCCAGCCTACGTCAAACCAAGGCTTCTTGATCGCATTAAATACTTCCTTGCGAATCATCACTACACCACCACCAACCGCTGTCACAGGCTCTATACCCTCTTTGTCGCTAGAGTCTACCTTGTGCCAAGCATGGCTAGTAATCTTGCCTTCCTCGTCCTTCTCAACGTGTAGATTCAACGCTGTAGGCAGAGTAGGCTTACGTCTCGTTACCGCATTGACACCAATGATAGGCACATCACGACTTAGCAAGATGTCAATAGTGTCAGACGGAAACCGCATATCTGAATCTATGAACAAAATGACATCGCAGCCATCAGCTAGTGCATTGTCAACCAGCTTCTCCCTCTGATCGAATATCAGCGTACCAGCCATTGTGTAGAGCTTTAGACCGTTACCCTCTTTAGAGCATCGATGCCTAGAATCTCTACCAACCATCTTAGCGAAGTCAAACGCAAAACCCGTATGGACTTCATCCCTTGCTGGTACACAAATTCCTACGATCATTAGTTCCCCTTAGATATAGTTCCACGATAAGTCTTCCACATCGCATTATCCGGATCATTGAGCCAACAAGCAAACGCTGCGTTATCAACGATAGCAAAACCTTTCATAATGCCCATCTTGTTCAAGTCATCAATGACCGTGAACGGGATTCTGGCTATATGATGCAAATCGTTAAGATGCCCAGTCCTCTGCTTATCGAACTCTAATTGAGCCTTGTTAGCCTCAAGAATGTCCGTAACGTCCTGTTTAGTCTCAATGACGATACCACCGTCACCATCCGCATGAACTACTGATTCTCTAAAAGGTGTCATAAATCCTCAAAGAATTGCCCCCAATCCGAAGATCAGGGGCTTTTCAATTACAGTGCCATGTTGAGATCGGCTACGATACCCATTGCTGCCTCGTTCTTGACTTCCAGAGTGCACTCAACGAGCACCTGAGTCTTGTCCGAGTCACCAGCCTTTGCCAGCTCATTGGTCATGAACGGACGCAGATAAGCGATTGCAGCGTACTCAGGATCAAGGATCAGAGCATCACGGGTACGCATGAAGCGGTTAGGAACAACCGACATATTGCCGAAATCCGACACGTAGATGTCAGCAGCGCCAATGATCGTCGATGGCTTTGCACCAGTAACGTTGAAACGAGTCTCGCCGATACCAGTAAAGCTAGAGACCTTCTGCTTACCAGCAGCGCCAACCATCAGAACCGTTGGGGAACCACCGGACACGAACACCTCAGCAACCACTTCCTTCAGCAGAGCCTCAGTGAAAGTACGGGTGTTACCGTCAGTACGAGCCGATACGCCGATAGTCGTAGGATCGCCACCGTTAGTCTGAGCAGACGAGTTGGTTTTGATCCATGACAGCAGCGAACCCATCTTACGAGCGCTAGAGTTGCTGGAGCCAGCGTCACGACCCTGATTCGACAGCAGGATGGTTTCCAGATCACGCTTCAGCTCTTGCGAAGCCTTAGCCAACTGATAAGCCTTTTCCGACTTACGACCAGCCTTGTTCACTGCATCCAGAGTGCCGGAGACCTTGATGGTCTTTTGCAGGATCTGGGTGTAGTTACCGAGACGGGTAGTAGGTGACAGAGTTGCGTCAGAAGCGTCAGCGCCTTCAACAGCAGCGTTAGCAGTCGTTGCAGCAGCCAGCGAGTCAGTCTGCCACTCGTGGTAAACAGCAGTAGCTTTGGTCTTGCCAATCGAGGACATAAATGGTGTCTCAGTTGGCGAGATGTTGTAGATGACATCGGTAAGGTCTTCGCGCTGACCAACAGCGTCGTATGCGTTATAAATTGCCATGATTAAATCCTTTACAAGAATCGTTCAAATACACTTGCGGCATCAGAGACCCTTCCGGAACTCTTAGCCCGCGCTTTAAGTTTCTTCAGTTCCTCGCTGTTGCTATCCCTTGGCTTAGATACTCCGGGCTTAATCGCCTTGGGAGCCTCTGAAACCTTCTTAGTGATACCAGCCTTAGAAGACTGCAACTTATCAAACTGCATAGCCTTCCACAGCGTCAGAACTGCTCGCGAATCATAAACATTCGCTAATTCATCATCAGAAAACCCGGCTTGCTTACCGTAAGTCCGAATGTCCTTTCGGATCAATTCGCCCTTCTCAGGATCAGCATATTCAGGTAACGCAGCAACTAACTTCTCAGCCTCAGTAGCAATCTGCTGCCTCAACTGTGTCTGTCTGTCGTATTCCTGCTGTTGCGAGATACGCTCACGTTCAGCACGAACCTGCATTAACTGCTTCTCCTTTTGACTCATCTCGGCTACCTTGACAGCGTAACCAATCGGATCAGTCTCCTTGAGATACTCCAGATTCTCCTCTGGCTGCTGCTGATTCAGCATCTGCTCAATCATCTGCAACCGCTCCGCATACTGGTCACGGAGTTGCCTTGCTTCATCGATACGCTGGCGCTCTGCCTCAACTACCTTGCGTTCTTCAGCAACGGCTTGCGATTTCTTGGTATAGTCTGTGCCAAGTTGATAAGACTTGATAAGCTCGTCAAGGGTTACCTCTTTGTCTTCGCCAGCGGCTTTGACACGATACCTCTGAGGTTCCTCTGCTTCTTCACCGTCATCTTCTTGTTCTACCTCTGACTCATCCGATTCCTCGTATTCATCAGATTCGGCATCGCTATCGTTGGCCTCTGCTTGGCGTTTAGGTTGTTCCTGTTCGGAGCCTTCATCACCACCCATTAGACCCAAAATAGCGTCTGCTGCACCGCTTACCGTTAACTCTGCATTCCCTTCCGGGGTCGTGCTTTGAGTATCGCTCATGTATGTTTCCTAAATTATATCGGGAACCGCCCGACTCGGGTTACAAAATCTTTAGCCTTTTGGCATCGATCANCTTCTGATCNGCCATGCNTTCGATATGGTTCTCAATAGACTCCAAAACCCTCAGACGCATATAAGCATCCTCACGGGCTTGGATACCGTCATAGTCGCTCATGAGTATCCGGCTCATCTCTACGCCNCTNAGTTCCTCAAAGACCTCCTTAAAGGTCTCGTCCCTCAGCAGGTTAATAGCCCATTGNGCTCTGTCCACTCAAGCTCCCTAGTTCTTTAATTGCCTTCAAAACAATCTCAGCCTGTTTGTTACGGCTTTCCTCATCAGCCAAGTCCATAGCCAGAATGGCCTGAAGTTGCTGGACTGCTAACTGAGCCTCTTTAATGCGAATCTCAGACTGATCTTTCTGGTTCTTCATCTGCATCTCTATACCTTTACGGGTATATTCTGCCTCTAACTGCTGCTTCTCCAGATCCAACTTAGCCGCATCAATCTGAGCCTTAGCCTGAGTCTTTTCGCGCTCCACTTCCATCAGCATCTGAGCAATCTCTGCATCAGCATTAGGGGCCGGAGGTTGTGGTTGTGACAACTGAGCATCTTGCTCTGGCGTAATCTCGTTCATGAAGACACTAGCATCCTTAAAGCCAGCAGCCTCAATGAACCTGCCCAATGTGTTGCGATACTGACCAACCGTAACAAGAGGATTCGACGGGCCATAAGCCTGAATAATCTGCTCTTGCTTGGCTAGGATCATCTGCAACATGGCAATCTTCTGGTCACGATCACCTGAACCCAGACCAACGTTAACCGACACATCGTACTCATTCTGCCAAGTGCGAGGATCATATTCCACATACTTGCCACGCATACGAACCAGCTTAGGCTTGTCCTGATACTTACCCAGTAGATGCAAGATACCCTTGAACAGGCTCTTAACGCCTGTCTCAGCAAACACTCGAGCAATCAGCTCCATCTTGCCGGAGTTAGACTTCATCATTGCAGCTACAGCAGCCGCAGTAACGTTAGACAACACATCCGGGTCAAGTCCTTGTTGTGCATCGCTAATGCCAGTACGCTTAACCTGAACCTCGTCCAAGTATTGCAGCATCGGCATAGCCTGACCGAACGTAGACGCAACAGACAGCGGCATCAAGGCATTCGGGTTC